ACTTCATGAAGTATTGCTCTGAGTCGGGGTTGACCCACTCTGACCAGTCATCAAAAGATTCAACCTCATGCTTGGTGAAGTCTTGCGGCAGACCTCCGGGTCGATGCGCTGTGTCGCTTGATTCCCAAGGCTCATAGTCCAGCCCCAACTCTCTGGCGTTCTCTGCCTTCTTGTCGAGGGCTTCGTTGCGCTCAACTTTGCACCATGCTTTGCTGTTGCAACCGCAGTATGGGTAACTGCATTTTTGCGCTGGCTGCTCTGCCAGTGCTTCTCGCGTGGCTTGACTGGCCCTTTGCCATGTCCGCAGGAACACGTCCAGCTCCTCACGGGTTGGCTCACCCAGCATCTGGCTGATTTCCAGCCATGCTGCTTTCATTTCCTCGTTCATGTGCTCTCCTTAAATTTGTCCATCTCTTCTGACCGATCCTTAGCGGCGGCCACCAGGCCCGCGTAAATCTCAGGGGACAGCTCTTTGAGGCGCTCCATAAAAGTGGGCAGCCAGGTCTCGTCCATTGGCAGCCCTTGCATCAGATCAGCAATTTCTTTTCTGGACGCCATCAGAATTTCTCCTTGAAGAACTTGCCGATGACCTCGGCCAGCTCTTCGATGTGAAAGTCACCGCCTTCGCCATTGGCTTCGCTGATCCAGATCATCCCTGGCTGCACGCCAGGCTTGAGGGTCCAGCTTGCCACCTTGACTTCAAAGCGCTCCCGCCCATCCTTGACGCCCTGGTCATAGGCCACCTGGGCCTTGCATGCCTCTTCGATGGTCATGAGGGTGTGCTTCTGGCATTCTTCCCAGACGAACTTGGCGTTTGATTCGCCAATCACCTTGCGCTCGGCCTTGGTCAATTGTTCCCACCATTCTGTGAAGGTCATCGCTTTTGCTCCTTGAGCCATGCTGCCCAGCTCGCGCAGGTGTCGGCGCCAAACGCCTGCCGGAAGTCGGCCTGCAGCTTGACAGCGGCCATGTCCAGGGCGGCGTTCCAGCCAGTGATGTAGTACTTGTCGGGCGTGAACTGGGCCTCTCGCCTAGAGGCTTTGGCGTCTTCGATGGCGTTGTTGATGTCTATGTAGAAGTCTTCGTAGGAAAGCCCTTCTTCCCAGCACTCAAACAGGCGGATGAATTCTTCGATGTTGTTCATACGTGCCCCTTTGCCCAGTAGCGCAGGGCCGTGAGCCATGATCCTTCAATCTTGCGCAGTATCTCGTGCTGCTCTTCCAGTTGCCCTTGCAGCAGCCCGATCTCTTCGGCCAGCTCACGCATCTTGGGCTCGTAGTAGGCCTTCTGCCCTGCCAGGACGGCTTCGCGCTCTGCCTGGCGCACCTCTTTAAAGCTGCGGCGCTTGGCGCGGGTGCGGGTCTTCTTGGCTGCGGGCGCGGCCACTTCGGTTACGGCTTGTACGCCGCCTACGGTTACTTCAGTTGTCGTCATCTAGATTCTCCATGTGGTTAAAAACTTCTTCATCGATTTGGTAGCGGTCGTCGTCGGTCATCTTGCGCTCCAGCCACGCAGCGGGTCGGCCGTTGCGGTCGAGGATTTCCCATGCGCCTTCGCCGCCCTCGGCAGGATAGCAGCGCTCCGGGGGCCCAGAGCGCTGCGCGGGAATGTAAACCTCCCAGTACTTTACGCGGATGATGCAGGGGATGCCGCAGACGCGGGACTCAAACTCGGTCATCTTGTCTCCTTAATCTGGTAGTCATGAAACACTGCGCCCTTGGATTTGTCCCCAACTGCGCAGTTTTTTACCCACACCTGCTTGCCTGACTTAAGCGTTCTCCAATGCCCACGGCGCTCGTGCCAGCGCGGGCTTGCATGTGTGCCGCCCTGGTCCTCGGACCGTGGTTTGCGAGGCTCAATTACCACCGTGGCCCAGTCGTAGGTCGGAGTCTTGCCCTGGCGAATTTTCTTTCCCCAGTTGGCCCGTTTGGCAGGGATGTAGCCTACAACGGGCTGCATGTCTATGGACTCAAGAAACCTGGCAATAAAGGCTAGTGCCCCTACCACAGGACTGGTTCGATAGTCAAAATGAGTGCCGTCTAAATGGCGACACTTAACGCCCCCCTCCTCCACGATGTATGTAAAGGGCGTAGTGGGTTTGTAAGATGTCTTCTCCAACTGCCAACCGACTACTGCAGTTACCGCCCCTACCCGGTTAGTCAGAAAAAGCGCCTTCTTGTTCTCATAGGCACACACCAGCGCTGTAAATGGAAAAGGCAAAGGCCGCTCTAAGATGCTGCCGTCAATGACCTGCTCCGCCTTATATACCGGCGTCATGTCAAACCATTGGTACCTAATGGCCTCTTCCGGCTCAAGGCTGGCCATTTCTTGGATTAAAGGGCTCATAGCGGTGCCTCCTCTGCATCGCTTGGATACTGAGGCCCGCTTGGGGCCCGTGGTCCGTGATACGGGGGCAGTGGAAAGGGCGGGAAGGGCCAGGTCATGCTGCCACCTCAACTGTGTCCAATTTAAGGCGTGATCTATTTACCACCTCGTCTTTGGCCAGGATGGACTGCAGGCCTTCCAGCATCTGCTGGGCTTCCTTGCGGGTCAGGGGCGTGTGGATGCTGGCGCGGTCGTTGCGCACAGAAAACCAAATGCCGCCGTTGTCCCACTCGTCAATGTGGATGCGGAAGTCGGTCTCTGTGTACACCGTGATCATGATGTCTTTGTCCATGTCATTTCTCTCTTTCTATGTTGTCAGGATTGACAAGTTGATTTTAACAGGAACCTTGAAGTACCTGTCAAGTACTTTCAAGGATTTTATTCAACGGCCTCAACATACTCAGTCGTTGGTGTGTAGGGGAATGTGACTGGCACCATGCTCTCGCGGCTGGTGTAGCTCGACTTGAATCGACGCGTGCCTGGGTAACCCTCCTCATCGGGCTCCAATGGGCGCTCGTTCCACTCGTAGAAGACGCGTGCGTCGATGTCATAGGCCTGGCCGTTGAAGCGGTCCGCCTGCTTGAACACACGGCTGCAGCGCGTGTTCTGGAAGACGCCAGGGCTTGGTTCATGCCACTCCCAGTCCTCGCCTGTCAGCGGCACGATAGGCTCGAACATGGCCAGCTTCTTGAACAGGTTCACCGCGTAGGGCGCGCTGCTTCCGCTGTGTCCCTCGTCGGCAAACACGTCGAGCAGCTTCAGGATGTGCCTGCAGATGTCCTCTTGCATTTCGTCGTTGAACTTGCCGTCGGCGTCCGTCCAGCCCGCTGCGCGGAACTCGGCCATAGCATGGTTATGCAAATTACTCATAGGTCGATGCTTTCAATGAGGGCGTTGATACGGGCGCAGATGAAGTCCGCACGCTGGGTCTGGATGTACAGGCGCTCGGACAGCGCAGACTGACACGATGCTGTCCGGGCACCCTCTTCGCGAGACTGCTTCGGGTAGGCCCTGACAAAGGGCGTCATCCGTTGTTCAAGCATCGTCAGCAGCTCTTCCTGGTGCGACAGGATTTTGTCCATGCGCTCTGCGTTGACGCTGATGTTGGGCTCCTTCATGACCTCGGCCCCCAGGATGGCACTAGGGTTAAATCGTTCCTGCTGCTGTGCCATGTTGTGGGCATACTGGCCCATGTTGACGCCCATCTGCCGCTGCCTCTCCGCAGCTTCACGCTGGCTCATTGCTTCGGAGTATTCAGGGCCGCCGTAGCCATAAGCTCCCGTGATCATCGCTCCACCCCTTCCAGGCGATCGGCCACCAGCTTGGCGTAGCCGGCGATGTCGACCCAGGTGTCGACCTTGTCGGGGTTACCGTTGATGATGCGGCCCAGCTTGTGGATGATCATGTCGATGGCTTCGCGCTGGTCAAAGGCCAGCTTCGTGCCGCGCGCTTCGATGTAGTTGTGCACGATGCGCTTGAGCATCTGCATGATCTCTGCGCCTTGGATGAACTTGCCGTAGTCCTGGGCGCGGTTGTCCAGGGTCTCGTCCACTGACGTGCCTGTCTCGCGCTCGTCGTCGTACTGAATCACGCCAGCTTTGAGGCCGTGCTCAATGAATGTCCCGTGGTCAATGCCCAGCTTGTCTGCGATGGCCAGTTGTGAGGCCCTAACGGTGACCTTACGGCCGGATGGCGCGGGGGTCGTGATCAGTTGGTCGCTCTCCTGGACCTGCTTGCGCAGCTTGTAGGTCATGCCCATGGCGGCCTCAAACTTTTCGGCCACCTTGGCCACATCCGCATCGGGGTGCTTGCGGAAATACTCTCTGATTTTGTCTGACTTGGTCATGCTTCTTCCTTCTTGGTTTGAACAATTGCGCGTGCCTTGCCCTGGGCGATTACCTTGTAGACAAAGTCGTGCGCTTTCTCGATGTCATGAACAGTGGCCTGCGCCAGCTGCTCCTCATGCAGGTCCATCACCAGCTTGAGCTTTTCCCACTCTTTGGCTGTCATGATGAAACGCATGCCCCGTGCGACGCCTCTGCGGGAGAGCTCCAGCAGCGCGTCTTGTCCTTGTCTGATCTCGTCCATCCAATCGCTGCCCATGCCGCTCATGGCCAGAGCCTCGGTAATGTTGAACGCGCCGATCAGCATGTCGATGTCTTCTTTAACCGCCTGGCCCACTCGGACCTGCTCCAAGGCAGCGCGGTTCTTGAGCTGTGCGTCCAGGTAAATGCCTGGCAGTTCGCGAACAGGTTTGAAGCCAGACAGGATGTAATCTATCGGGCTTTGGAGCACAGGCTTGGGTCGGTACTTGCTACGCTTTCTCATAGGACGTTCGCCACGAGAACGCCTCCAAGAGATGTGATCACAAGAAGGATGTACCCCCATGCGCGGGCCGTGATCCGTGGTTCCGGCTTCTTGAGGAACGCACCTTGAATGCGCTCCTCATCCCAGGACATTGGGCGTGCCCGTGGAACGTAGGAAACACCAATCAACACCTTGCCGGTGTTGAAGTATCTCCCTGTCATAGCAAGGTCTCGGTAGACCATGTCGGACTTATCTGCGTGTAATTCAATCATTGCACTCTTTCTCCTTTCTATGTAGACGCGTTGATCTTAGCATACTCAATTCACTTGTCAACAACTCTACTATATTTTCTGCTCTTAACCAAGCGGATCGCCATTGACGCTGGTCTTCAATGCGCTGTGCAGCCTCTTCAAGCAAGTCCGCTATCGCGGGGTAAATCTCTTTAACCGCGCGCAGCTCCTCTCGTAGTTTCATGGTCACTCCTCATCGGTGTCTTCAAAGTAGCTATCAATAATCTGGTCCTCCCACAGCATGATCTGATCCTCGCTGAAGGTCTTCAAGATGTCCACCTGGCGGGGCTTGCCGCTGGGTCCGACAATGGTGAGCAGGGCTTTGGTGATGTCCATCTGCACGGGCAGTTCCACGCCTTCCACCACCAGAGGAGGCAGCATCTCAAAAGTGAGTTCGACGGGGAACGTCATCTCTGTCTGGTATTTCATTCTTGGCCTTCTTTCTGTTTTCTTCAATGCGTTGCAGCGTGAGGGATTCTTGGTAGGCGTGGTCAAACGCCGGCAGGACCAAGCTGTAGATGTACACCCCGATGGACACCTTGTAGAAGGTGGACAGTTCCTTGAGGATGTAGTAAGTCTCCTCGTTGACGGAAATGCTTTTGTAGCGCTGTCCCGTGCGCATGGACGGTGAAGCGCGATCTGGCTGCTTGTCCAGCTTTGGTCTGCCAACCTTCTTGGGGCGTCCACGCTTACGTCTCTTCTGACGTACATAGGCCACGGGTGGCGTATCTTCTTCCTCTGACATGTAATTCTCCTTTCTTTGGAACCGATCAGTTTATCAAAAAAGGAGCCAGGAGCAGGTCCTGGCTCAATGGAGTCTCGTCATGATCGGGGCAACTGCGATTGTCCCGTCAAGAATTATGCCGCTGAACCCCAGCTCGGTCCAGTCTCAACGTCCACGCGAGAAGGTACTTCCAGGCGCACGGCGGTGGCCATGATGTTGGCCGCCTCGCGGGCCTCTTCCTTGTTGCGCACGGACAGTGCAACTTCATCGTGCACCTGCAGCAGCAGGTTAAAGCCTGCCTTGTGCAGGGCCACCATGCCCGCTTTGGTCTGGTCTGCGGCCGAACCCTGGATCAACCGGTTCAGGCCCTTGTACGTGCCGCTGCGCTTGATCCGTGAGCCGTAGGCAATGACTGCCTGCTCGTGCGGCAGCGCCTTGTTGACGCCCCACTCAATCGGCTCCCATAGGGGGAAGCGGCACTTGCGCCCGAGCAGCGTGCGGATTGACCCGCCAGACGACGGATGCTCGATGCGCTTCATGACAGCGTCCACGGTGCCCTTCAAGAACGGGACCTTGCTGTGGAAGGTGCCGATCAGCTCGCTGGCCTCGTCCACGGGCAGGTCCAGCTGTTGCGCCAGCTTTGCTTTGCCCATGCCGTACATCAGCCCCAGGCCGATGGTCTTGGCAGCCTTGCGTTTGATGCCGGCCATGTCGGCGACCATCTGGTGGAAGTCGGTGTCGGGATTGTCGCGGTAGGCCTGAGCCATCTTCTCCGCGCCGGGCAGGCCCAGGAGGGTGGCGTAGTGCACCAAGAGGCGCGGCTCCTGGGAGCTGAAGTCGTTGGCCGCCCACATGTCGCCGTCCTCGGGGAGGAACAGACCACGGACCATGGGGCCGATGATCTCGTGGCGCGCGGGCACCTGCTGCAAGTTGGGGCTTGCAGCCGACAGGCGGCCCGTGACGGTGCCGCCGTCTTCATTGCGCATCTGGTTGAAGTGGGTGTGCACGCGGCCGTCCTTGGCGCTGTGCTTGAGGTAGGGCTCCAGGAACGTGCCGTGGGTCTTGTTCAGCTCCCGGGCCTCCAAGATCATCTTGGCCATGGGGTGCTCGTGCGTGTCCAAAAAACTCTTGGTGAAGCTGGGTGCGCCAGCGGCTGTCTTGGGATACTGCACGCCCATGCGGTCAAAGGCTGCGGCGATGGATTGGGCAGCCCAGATGTCCACCTGCATGCCTGCTTGGCTCTTCAGGTACTGCAGGATTTCCTTCTCCTTGGTACGCATGTCGCGCATGTGTGCTTCGCACTTAGCGCGGTCAAAGTTGATGCCCTTGAGCGTGATGTCCACCAGCACTGGCAGCACCTCTGTCTCGAGATTAAAGATGGACTCGACCTCGTCGCGGGCCAGCAGGGCCTTGAAGTGGTGCCAGAGCTTGAGCGTGAGCGCGGCGTCCTGCTCGGCGTAATCGCCCACGTGCATGGCCGGCAGCTTCCACAGCTCCTTTTTGGGGTGCACACCAAAGTCGGACGCGGACTCTTTCAAGCCCTGCTCAGACTTGATCTCCTTGAGATAGTCAAAGCCCAGGC